TTGTTATTTAGAAAAATTGCCATGATTATTCTTCTTCCTTCTTAGTAGTTACTGGCTTTGGTGCTGTGGTGATCTGACCAATCTTCTTCAAGAAGGCTAGATCCTCTGGTGTTAGGTCTGACATATTAACTCCAACTTGTTAGGATTGATACGGACATCTCGCAGCTGAGCAGATCACCTGATGCAGCATTGAGAACGCTTGGGGCAGATACACTGCCTACATTATAGGTCAAAGAACTAGCAGCGAGTAAATTAAACACTCGAACCACATTAGTTTCAATGCCGTTTAAATTGCCTTCGTTATCAAATAAAGGCACAGTAATAATAATCTTAAAATTAGCAAGCGCGCTGACTGTGTTGCGCGAGTTGTTGCTGGGTGCCAGGTAAGGATCGTCTGGACTTACAATAACTGAATTGGCAAGAACCACTGAAGGTGGGAATGCAAAAGTCTGCCAAAGTGAGTTATCAACTAACGCGGTTGCTAGCGTAGTTCGGAGTGTTGTTACTGATGATGGCATTAGCCCACCATTGAGCGAGGGTCTAGCGCGTGCGCGATCAATCCTCTTACCTTAGCGAGCAGCTGTGCTGACATTCGATAAGGTGAGGGCTGGAAATCTACGGAGTTAGAACCAGTCAAAGTGCTGGTTCTTGCTTGCCAGATCTCAACAGCTATCATCAAAGCGGCTTGCTGGACTGCCATGTCTAAAGTCCAGTCTGTGTAAGTTGTAGTCGATACAGATCCATAAGGGTAAATTGGGTGATACGCCTGGGCTGTTGCATGAGCGGTAGCCACAGTAATTGAGTAATTACCCATTGATGTAATTACTTTACTGCCATTGTATGAACTACCTGAATTGGCGATTGTTACAGTTTGACCAACATAAAAGGTATCTCTAATTGGATCATCAAAGTAAAGAGTGCCTTCACCAACTATATTCTCATGAGCTACAGAGAACCACTTGGGAGCCCATAGCATTGGGATAAGGACTGAATCACTAGCATCACATACTTCTTGGATTGTCGCGTCTGGGTATAACGAACCCACGCCAAGAGTCGATTTCAATTCGGCTACTGTGCAGAGTGACATTCCAATTCCTTTCTAAAGACCAAGAGGGGGCAAGGGCTATGCCCCCTCTTAGCGACTTAGTGGGCTTACGCCTTGTTGTTCTTGAATGCGCCAGCGCCAACCTTAGTTGCGATTGCGCCGAAGCCGTAGTAACCAATAGTTACTTGACCTGCTGCTGTTGATTCTGCACGCAAGCGGTAGGTAGGGCTTTCGTACCATGTGTAAGCATCTGGGTTAACAATAAGGATTGTTCCATCGCTATCGCCAGCGTTTGTTGGATCAACATACAGATTAAGTCCTGCGACATTACCTGTTAGTGATGTTGGTGCTACTTGACCGCCAGCGTTCATTGGCTGTGATGCGGTATAAATTGGACGCCCAGCGTCATTTAATGACATGATGTTTGACCATTGTCCAGTCGATACAACCATGTTGCGAGCGAATGGGTTTGGTAATCCTGCTGTGGCTGCATAAACAGAAGCAGATCCACGAGCAACAATTCCAAGCAATTCAGCTGCTGTTGGGTATGTTGCAACTGTTGTTGCATCAAGTGATGCGCCTGAGATAAGTGCAGCGTTTACTGCTGCGTTTGTTGTCTTTGCGTAAGCTGCGGCCATGTTACGAACAAGCTCGTCAAAGAATGCAGGAGATGTGCGGTCTAACAACTCGACAGAGAATGTCTGTTGTCCGGCATACTTCTTAACTGATACTGATAAGAACGCTGAGTTCTGATCTGTTTCTGTGAATGCTGCACCTTCTGCAACTTCACCAACTGTTGGCATTACTGTGATCTTTGGGATCTCAAAAGTCATACCTGCATCTGGAAGCACTCCACGAGAGATTGCGTCGATTGATGGGCGGATTGTTGTGCCAAGTGGGTTGATGATTTCAGAGAGTTGGCGTGTTGGTACAAGACCTGCGTTGTCTGTTGTGTCATCTGCTGCGCGTAGGTACTGACGAGCATCTTCATCACCTAATGCTGCACGAATTGTGTTTTCTGCATACTTAGCAGCTGTGATTTCAATACGAGGCTTTGTGTAAGCCATTGCTGTGACAGTTGGGCGAGCAGCTTCAACCGCTTGTGCTTCAACTGGTGTTGCTTCGACGGCTGGAGTGGTATTTTCCACGTTGGCTATCTCGCTTTCTGTTGGTAGGGGTTCTTCTACTGCGGCAGATTCTTCCGCTGCAATATCAGTAACTTGGGCTGACTTAAATGCTGGCTCAGTTACTAAACTTACTTCGACCAAGCGAGCAGCAGACACATAGGTCACGCCGTCCTTGATCTTTGACTTTAGAACTTCTGCACCGATGCTTAGTCCTGATTGCAAACCTTCTTCGGCAAGGATTAAGGCTTCTGTGCCGCGCTGTGAACGACTTACAGAAAACACTGCATCGATCGAGTTCTCTGACTCAGAGAAACTGACTGCACGACCCAAAGGCTTCTTGGAATCGTGTTGGTTTAATAGTTTGATGGTCTTAGGATCTGGTATCTCGATTGATCCAGAGGCAAAGATAACCTTGCCCATGTTGGTAGATCCTGCTTCAATGTTAAGAGGCACAATCTTGCCTGAGATAGTGCGATTGGCTGAATCGGCTGTTAGTTCAGCTGCGAAGGTGATTATCTGGGTCATTCCATTCCCTGACTTCCGTTAGGTGTTAGATCTGTCATTTCCATTGCTTGTTCTTGAGTAATGAGTTCAAGTTGTAATAGTTTTTCGATAACTGCCAGTTCTTGCATTGGATCAGTTCTTAAGAAGTTTTTGTCAATGTCAAACTTAACAACATTGCCTCGAGCTGTAATGTCGTCCATCGATAAACGATCTTCAATGGCAGTAATGAATGGTTGCAAAGATAGTGTCAAGAATTGCTTGCGCTCATCTTGCACATTTGCATAAGTCATTGAGTTATTTTGATCTGCTGAAACATAATAGGCTGGCACATTGCAAAGTCGCGCAATTTCAGTGGCCAAGTTAAAAATGGCTTCTCCGTACATCATTTCTTTAGGTGAGAATGACACTGGGTTATATTCTAAAGTGCTAGTCAAATAAGCAGTTGATCGATTGTTGCGAGCGTTACGCCAAGCAGCTAGTAAACCTGAAACTTCTTTAGGATCAAGATCCGCACCGGTATTTTTAATATAACCAGTAGCCATTGGAGTAGATGCAGCAATCGCTGCTGCCTTCTGGACATCGATGGCCGCGCGAATTGTTTGAATGCCTGTGGTTAAGATACCTGGTAGCAAAGATTGGAAAGTAATTAAACTGCCAAGGCCGTCCATTGGTAATGTCATTCCATCGACTGCATAAGACTTAACAAAAGTATTAGTACTATCTAGAGTTGCAGTTACGCGATTATTTGCAATCCATTCAAAACGAGATGGTCGTCCATCTTCATTATAAACTTCAACGACCTGCCAGAAGGCTTGCGAATATAGAAGCAATGATTCAACTGTGTAAGCAATCGTTACGGATCGAGGTTGAGAATATGAAGGTTGCTCTAACCATACTGGTGAGCCAAGCTCTTCGTTAGTTGATTTTCTGTAAAGCTCTAATGGGATTGCACCGATAGTGCCAGCCAAAAGATTGCGGCATCTTTGCAACGCTGGTACAGAGAGGGCATCTTCTCTGCTGACAAATGCATATTGAAACGGCATGGCATAAGGTGAATACTCACCTAGAACTTGAGGGGCATATTGCGCTTCGACAGACGACTTTTTAGAAGGTGATTCTGCTCGCGAAAATATACCCATGGCCTAAATGATAGCACAACCTAGACAAATTGCTAGCATATGTCAAGTATAAATTTGTGGCTTAGGTTGCGGGATCATTAACTTGCTTACAACCATTGCCAAGCCGATTGGGGCTGAGATGTCACCAGCAGACTTGCGCTTGATGATTCGCCATGCTGAGTCATTCACTTTAGCTGCACAGTTGTTCATCTGCTGGATTAGTTCTGCTTGCCCGTTGTGAACCACTCGATGATTGACTAAACCTTCCAGAAGATCGCCACAGGCTTTGTAGAACTGCTGGCCTGAGATGTCCTCAGTCATAACTCCAGCGTTGCTTAATCGATCTGCAATGGTCTGGGTTGCGTACTTGTCAAAGCAGACTACACGCGGCTTATAGATGTCGCACCAAGCTTTAATCGATGCAGCCATCTTGAGTTCATCGATGGCCACTTGAGAGCTGTAAGTTTCCAAGATTCCGATGCCAATCCGTCCATCAGGGAGTAGTTGTCCTGCGACTAATGATCCGTTCCGCCTTGACGGACTGACATCGAAACCGAATACAGTATAAGCCCCGACAGCCATTTCAAGTGTGTTATCTGATGTTTCTTCAAGCACTCCATGAGGCCAAGGACTTGACAAGCTGTCAATCCACTGGCAAAGAGTTTCAGTTCTTGTATTTTCAATCGGACTGGTTGCGATGGCTTCTTCAATCGCTTCTTCTGTAATTGTGTACCCAAGGGAAGGGTTAGCAAGAGCCCAAGCATTGCGATCTGTAATCTTGCAATACTGCGGCGCAGAATACTCATAGAAGCCATAAGACTTTGGCGGATAATCAATAGCGCGTTCTCTAAGGTCATTGAGCACAGTGCTAAAAGCGTCACCGGCATTCGAAGTTAAAAGGGTCTGCGAATTAGGGTGCGCTCTAGTCGTTGGAGTCGCTGCTCGAAATCCGTCCTCCGTAATCTCTCGGACTTCATCGATGTAAAGCAAACCATTAACAGATCTTCCGCGAGAGCCGTCACGAGTAGCTGCTACAACATCAAGCCTTGCCCCAGATAGCATCTCAATCGACTCAGTGCCATTGGCGTGTCGGATCTGCTTAACAAACCCTTTGAAATGATCGTTAGTTTCGAGCAGGTGCGTCACTTGTCTAAAAGTGTCTAAAGCCATGCTTCGATTAGAGGACATGATCAGGACATTGGTATTCCACTTGATCAGGTGAGCAAGGATCAGCATTCGCGCCAAGTGGGTCTTGCCATTCTGTCTGGCAACCAAGATTAGGTTTGTCTTGCGAATCCAGTTGCCCTTTTTGTCAATCGTAAGCATATCTTTAAGCACAAACTCCTGCCAAGGCATCAAAGGCATCTTTACGATCTCACAGAGATCCTTGACATCTTGCAGCTTGTTTTCGCCCTTTAGAAGTGGACTGTGAAGCCTTGGTTTAGTTGCCCCTCGTAGGGCTTTGGATCTTTTGGGCTTATCTGTCATTGACTCGGACTGGGTCGGGTCTTAAAAGGACTGTCCAGCATCGGTTCGGACTGCATCGGGGAGAGAATGCCAGGAAAGACAGGGGGGGTAGCCGTCTTACCTAAAAAAACCCCATCATTAAGCGCACCTTTGCGTAGGTTGCAGCTCTTGCATAAGACTCTTAAATTGTCTAGGTCATGAGTTCCACCAACCTTGCGTGGAATGATGTGATCGATGTGCATCTCACCTTGATCTGTTCCACAGATCTGACACAATCTGCCATCACGAGCAAAGACCCGGTCACGCTGTCCTCGATACCTGCGACTGTTTAACTTATCTAATGCCATGAGTGTTTCTTCCAATGATCTAATGCTGCACAGAAGTCTGGCTCATCATACTCTGTTTCGCCATAACGATTGATGACATATCGTCTAGCCCAATCGTATTGCTCTTCTGGTGTAGCTGTTGCTAACCATTGTGATCTACCTTGAAGGAATCCATGATGGCTACCATTCTTAGCCTCAAAATTCCAGTTACTCTCTTTAGTTGCCAGAGTATCTAAACACTTGTAAGTGTTAACTGTTAAATGGCTTTGAATATATTCTTTAATAGTTAAAGGTTTAACTTCTTTTGCTACTGCTTCTGTGGGTGCTGATTCATATATGAATAGACCTGCCCCAACAGCTAAACACGCGGTCGCGAGCAATCGCCCACAGGCGCTCGCTAGCGAGTTATAGCGTAGCAGCCTTGTCAAATCCATCGATGGTTTACGCATGATGTTGGGCGTGTCTAATCCTGTTGACAATCATGTCTTACAGTTATGTCAAAGCTGCACAACTGGCAACCCATAACTTCATAACAATAAGCACACATATATTCGAACTGCACTTCATCACAACATCTAAAGTGTGCAGTGCTATCTGACTTTAACTTGTAATCAAATGACATTATTTATCCTTACCCCATCCATTACCTTTAAAGATTGCTGGTGTTGCGGTGAATACCCGAATCATGGGAGTTGAACAGTGCAGCACCGGGTTTCCCACTGCACTCATTGAGTGTTCAAGCTCTTGTGTTTGCCCACAAACTATGCACTCATAATCATAAATTGGCATTGTAATCCTTACACTTTGTGCAGTAATCCTCATTAAGTAACCAAGTGCCACAGCCTTTGCATCGGCTTGGTTCTTGAAACCATTCTGAGTAATCAACTTTATTGAGTAGCTGAACCAGATCAGAGAATCGAAGCATTGCGCCGTATTCGGCCGCATCTTCGCCCTGCCCATTGAATCTCATCACGACAACTGACAGCTTCCCATCTGCCCGCTTTCGCGTCTGATCCAGCCACTCCTTCGGTTGGAAGGCGGCACGCGCTTTAACCTCGATGTCGAACGGGACACCAGTTACATCGCTACCTTGCCGACCTGCCCCAGCACTATCTGCATAGGGGAACCACTTTTTAAGGTACTCAGCGACGACTTTCTGAGTGCGATAACCCCTGTGCTTACGATGCTGGGAAGTCATTGTTTATAACCAGATCGGCGGGCATTGTTCTGCCCGATTCTTAGATGGGCAGGTATAGCCTTCGTAGGGCTTGCCAGTCTTTGATGAAACTCCAGTCTTATGCACCATAAAATCATGCTGGCACTTGGGTGCTTGCGGTACTTCTTTGGCATTAAGTTCATCAGACAATAAGTTAATTGCTTCATTCAGTGATGGTGCAGCTGATATTGGAATTACATTCATATCATCTTTAGGATCAGCAATAGTCCAGGCATCTGCTACTGGCTCTGGGAACTTTTGTTTGATGATTGGCTTTTCTGCTTCAATTCCGCCTCGTCCTGCCAACTGTACTTTGACCATCTCTTCTCGACTTGGCCGCTTGCCTTTAGCTGCGAAACCTGCGTTAGCAAGAGCTCTGCCGATCGCTGAAGTTTCGCAGTTTTCAAGCGCACTAGTGGCATTAACGCCGCGATCAGAATCCTTCTCTTCAGCATACCCAGTCGAGTAAGCGACTTGGTCGAGATAAGTGCGGTAGAGATAGGCTTTAACAACATATCGATGAGCTTCACATACTTCCAATTCCGTTGATACGCGTCCATCTGGGAACTCCTTCCAAAACTTTTCCA